GACATAAAGCCTTATATCCGGTTTCCAGAGTTTGTCTATCAACCAACTATCCATACCTCCTGAATACAGAAGGACTTTCTTGTTATAAGTATCGTTCCGCATACCTTTGAAATTTTATCCACTCATTAAAATTGTGTCTATTCGATAAATCATGATTCTTAGCCCTCATCCCTTGGGGAGGATTACGATATATCATTTGCTTGCCATTGAAGAAATAAATCTGCCCAAATCTGGAACCGGACAACCAAGTCGTACTATCAACGCTATCAAACTTCAAAAAAGGAAGAAATATCGTATCTGTAAATCCAAGCCCATGAATACGGGTACCGACAGAGTGAGCTTGATCGATAAACCATTTTAATATCATGGGATTACCTCTTATCCGCCTACCCTCTTCCATCGCAGAGGTCGTACCGATCGCAACATAGGGATAATCTTCACACATCCGAATAAAATAATCCTTCCCCCGGCTTGCATGCCAAACAGGAATAGGCCGCCGCCCTGTACGATCTTCCAAATATTTACGGTAATACTCGACCTTCTCCAGCCCTACAACAACATCTATATCCAGCTCAAAGAAGCGTTGAATGTTATTTTTCAGAACAAAGTCAGCATATTTCTTGACATAGCCATCCCAATCAAAACTGTTATTCTTTCCGGAAAAGGCTGAAAACGCACCGCTATCAAGAATATGTTTCTCTTGACAGACATAACCACCATAATGTCCCGATTTATGCTCCCAAAAAGAACTTAAGAGATAGATATCTTTCGTGTCAAGGTTCCATCGTTTGGCACAAGGTTTATAACCGGCAAGATATAAGATCATAGCTCTATTTCCTTTCCGCAATGAGGGCAAACCATCGTCTTTCTCTTATTCTCTACTTTATCTGCTCCCTCAAAAAAACGATCCACATCCGTCGGCATATCATCAAATGGAAGCTCCAACTCCCAATCACCAAGTTCGTCAATACTGAAATCTTCAACTACGGCTGCAAAATCGAACATAGAAGTGTCCGATGTATGGTTATCAGCCAAAGCCAAAAGCTTTCTTTTTTCATCTTCTGTAGACAAATCCGTTCTCCTGATCGCTATCAGTTCATTCCCGTCAGACTCTACAACCCGAACCTTTAACCCAAGTTCCAAAGCCTGCTCATAAACACCATTTCCGGCAATAATAACATCGTTCTTATCCAATAGAATAGAACGACCCGTTCCGCAGTCCTCCAAGCTCTTTTTAATAAGCCGTTTATTCTTATCTGTGTGGATGCGATAATTCCGAGGGTCATACTTCAATTCTGTCATAACTTTTATTCTAAAATATAACAGGGGTAATCAATTAACACAAATACAGTTGCAATTCCCGGATAGCCTGTTCCACGCTCCGAACAATCACATACTTACTACCTGCCATTTCAACTTGGCGTTGGTATTCTTTTTGATCGGGAGATTGTTTTCCCGTCGATGTCTTGAACTCCAAACAAAGGGAAGCATACCCCTTCTTCGGTATCTGAAGGATCACATCAGCTACACCTCGTTTAACTCCTTGGCGCTTCATATTAGCCGCTTCTATTTTATGCCGGCTACCACCGTTCGGGACTGCAAAAAGGAGCCGATCCGGTAGGTTCGGGAAGAATAAAGGAACCTTATTGAAAAACTCCGACTGAATCCGAGCTTCTTCGTTGTCATGGTTTTGCTTTTGTTTTGGAGGGTTCTTTTTATCAGAGTAGCAATTATAACAGATATGGCCTTCTTCTGTATTGATCACAGAAACCGTTTCCCGGCCACAGGCTATACATTTTTGCGTTTTCATATCTTAGTTTCATATAAGATATAAAGGACAGAAAGAAAGCCCTCTGGATTACCAAGGGCTTTCTTAACTCACTTCTCCTCGGTTACGAACGCCTCAGGATGGAAACCTTTTATCAGAAGTTAGTATTTGAATTGTTATTTGTTTATATAAATATCTATCTTTGCAATTATCATTAAAACATTACAGTTATGGTTATTGCGTCTTTTGTTCTCTCTATTATTGCAGTATTAGTTACTGTATTTAATTGCTACATGCAGTATTTTTACAAAAAAGAGGAGATCTTGTTAACTATTTCAGATGCCAAGATCGAGAATAATCAACTCGGAGTTCTTCTACTATATACTAATACAGGGAATCAAGCAAATACAATTACAAATGTCTCTATCCAATTAGATACCAATGAAAATATTCATTTTGAACATCCCAACCATACAGTAAGGCTTCATTGGATACAATCCTTTACTCTTAAAGGAAAAGAACAAAAATGCTTAACCATTTATTATCCCTTACCTGATTTTGAAGGTATAAATATTTGTAACATTTCTATTAGAATTCTTACAGGTTACACCAATCATAAAGGGGAGTTGTACACAGATCATTTTACTATTGGACAGCTATACCAAAATAGTTTTGTTAAAAATGCCGTTGCAATTAAGCATGGAATTCATAAACTTTTGGGTTACAAAAATTTTGAAATATTACAATAACTCCTTATTATTTAATTTGTTCTCGCATATAGATAATCCAATTCAAATACCATTCACGGGATTTCTCTTTTGCTTTTTCTTCATACTCGATACCTTCATAGAATTCATCTTCTTTTGAAAAAGGATCATACTCAATAAATTCCTCGGTATTGCAGAACGGGCAAGGAATATCTCCCTCTCCGTATAAATTCCCGTTTTCGTCACATTTATCCAAATCCCATAGATATCCATTGATACAACGAGCATCTGGGTAAGATGCACAAAAAAATGGAAATTCAGGACATTGTTTATTTTGTTCACTCATGATTCGGTTCTTTTTAGTTATAAATCAGATAAATATTTTATCAAACTCTCTTTGTCTTTAAAAAGTCTTTTATCCCATTTAGGATAATTGTTTCTGGGTACACTAAGTCCATCTGACAGCTTATAAACCATAAGAAAACTATCATCAGTATAGGATATTTCGATAATTATTTCGCTTATAGTTGAATGGATAATGTTATCCCCGCTCAGATAGCAGACTCTATCTCCTACGTTAAATTCAGTATCTATATTCATACCTTCTTATTTTTTGTTATTCACAAAGTCCATAATAACTCATGCAACTCGTTGCTACATCATCATCGTCAAAAAGGGAACCGGTCAACCGCTTTCCTTGTATATAGCGAACAATATCGCCAATAAACGGATATGCGCCTTTGTAATATTTGGATGGAATCTTATCCGGCCCACAAAAACTACTATTTAGTTGTTGTTCAAGGCTTGCAATGTATTCAATCCTGTTAGGGTCTTGAACACTTATATTATACATATCTTGTTGCGAAGCCATTATGCATGGATAACATCCTACCCGTTTATAACCCATCCGATATAATGGATTAGGTTGCAATCCATTATCAAGAATATAGTCTATCACCTGTTGTGCTGACCAGTCGAATACAGGTCGCAGAAGATCATCGGAATGTTTTGATCTAAATCTCAACACGTCTTTACGCCTATAAGTATGGTATTTGTCTTTACCATTTTTGTCTTTTCCGTACGGTTGCACATAATACTTGAAATAGGTACATTGCTTTTGCATTTCTGCTCGTTTGGAACTTTCTGCGGCACGTATGCCCTGTATAATCAATATATCATCATTTACTTCATCTAGGATGTAATCAACCATCGGAATCGTTTTAAGTTCCGATGTACAGAACCGTCGTTGTGACGATGGCCAGCGAGATTTCTTTTTCACCAAGTCAACCATTCCATCAAACTTTTTTGATTTGATCGTAACAAGGTTCAAATCTAATAACCGACGTATCTCTTCGATATATTGGTAAGTCAACGGATGCTCCCAACCGGTATCGCAAAACACCGTGACAAAGTTTTTTGTCAGTTTGTTGCGAACCCAAAGCAGAGACGCAAGACTATCTTTTCCGCCACTGAATGTCACTAGCACTTTCATTTGTAGCCTCCCTTCCTCAATTGTTCAATAACAACTGGTACTACACGAGTAACAGCATAAAAAGCATTATCCGTCAATTGGCGTTGCCATGCCGAAAAACGGGGTGACCAACGAAAACCGTTATGTTTGAGATTTGAAATAACATCAGGCCGTGGTTTTGTATCAAAAACTATCTGAACTCTATCTTCGGAGTAATTCTTAATTACCCGGCCACCATCAAAAAGTATTTCCACATCTTTTTGGTTCTCTTTTTCTGCCTGTTTTGATATAGATTGATTTGCAAGTTCAGCGAGTTTCCAGAATTTATGGCGATTGGTAAAAATTGGTTTAACTCGACTTTCGTTTAAGGATCTGACATATTCAATCGCTTTGTTCATCAAATCGACCTTTCCGTTTCTTGCAATCGTTTCCAGCTTATTATATAAATTGGTTGCTAAAAAATGCTCATCGATCATTCTCTTTACACGCATCCACTCTTCCTCCGCTTTCTGATCTTCCGGTTTTGCCTCCTCTATCCTTCGAGCTATCGACTTGAGCGCTTTTTCTCTCCACGCTCTAAATTCATTGACAGCATTGTCATAGTAATTATTCATCTTCTCATTTCGTCTTGACGGAAAACGGGCTGGCCCTGTTATCATGGCGCTCATTATACGAGAATGCTTATTGAACAATTTTTGAACCCATTCTTTGTACTTAGCTATATATCGCTCTCTTTCTTCTTCCGGCATTGTTTTTATATCATCATTGAGCTCTTCTTCGTACATGCGTATGTGATACGATCCACGTTCCTCCGGACTGAAACTTGTAGCATAAAAAGCATCGCAAGCGCATTTCCAAAACTCCTCAAGGTTTACCTCATATTTCCACTCTACAACCGACCAAAGACCTAAGTCTTTGTCATTAATAACAACCGCCTCATTATCGGAAATACGGACTGCAGTATGCGTATAGTCGCAACGCATTAAATTATCACTCAACTTTTTACCTCTCCAGTTAAAAAGCCATTCACCCTGTTCTGGGTTCGCTATATTCACCACTTTTAATGCACGGTGACAGTTCTTTTTTGATAGTAAAACTTGTTTGGTATTACCGGTCTGTATTTTATTTTCTTGCATTATAGTTCCTTGTTTTTAAATATTTACACCTTATATTTCCGTTCAAAATCATACTTCCTAAACTCATGGTACGCTTGTTCCAATGTTTTAGAAGTCCTATCGCCTTCCGGTATATCCCAGCTTTTGGAATTATTGATACTATCATCCATGGCCATAGAACCCCTTTCTTTCTCATACCGACCAAGCCATTCTAAGATAACAGCCCCGTCTATCCGATCATAAACCTTTCCATACAATCCCTTTTTCGCCCGATTAAAACATAGCTTGAAATCATCCGGCTTAAAGAAATAGTATTCATCAATAATCAGATCAACTGTTTGTGCGACTTGTACTGCTCCGATCGATTTCCCTACATTGAAAAAATCTACCAAATCATTCAAGACTTTTACCATAAATCCACGAAGATGCGTCTCTCCAAATTCTTTGTTCATAACCGCTATAGAGCAGCTAGGGCTATCAAACACGTCATTTACTGTTTTGGGCCGCAGACTGTTGTAATATGGCATCGGCAAGACGCCCCAAACGCTCACGCTCGATTCTCTTGTTTTCGGCATCAGTTCCGGAGGAAGTACGCCGGTTGTTTGATCTATTTCCGATATGAGTTGTATTGTTTGTTCCTGATTCATACTGCATTTTTTCTAAATCACGCTTCGCCCACTTGCGGAACGTGAGGTTCGCACTAACGTATTTTTTGAGCAGCTCTCGATAATTGTGCATCGAGACAAGAGTGTCCTGGATTAACTGAAGCGGGAAATCTCGCTTTATCCGTTCGAATTGTTCTTCCGTAAACGGCTCTTTCAGTTTAGCCACACTAGGAGCATTCGCAGCAATCCATTGCTTGAACTTTTCAAAATTCTCATTCTTGGGTTTCTCCGGTTCGGGGTCAGGATTGCGCGTGCCTATGCGCGTATAACCCTCCTCTCCTTTCCAATCCTCTCCTTTACTCTCCTTTCCAGCAGGAGGATTCTCGATTGTTCCCGATTGTTCGGGAATATTCTCGAATGTTCCCGGATTGCTTCTATTTTTGCCCGAAAGAACGTTTTCTATCACTTCTGCCGGAATTTTCGACTTTTGCGGTTTGTCGATGCGCTCACTGGAAAAGTCCATCACGTAGTAGCTTTTGTTCTCGAATGTAAAAGGTACAAGGATAGAGTTTTCAATCAGCTCTTGCAGCCATCCAGAAACCTGCTGCTTACGAATATCTTCGCGGGCAGGAAAGACTTTCGACTTAATGATAGTCTCATTAGCTAAAATGACACCGCTATCATCAGCAAAGTTTTTCATGCCTATATAAAGCAGACAAGCCGGAAGAGATACGTTCGAAAACCTTTCATCTTCCCAAAATTCCGGTACTATAGTTCTAATTCTTGGCATTTTTACGCTATCATTTTCTGACGAATCAGGTTCATATTCTTCTTCACCAGTTTTACTATCTGGTCGTGAAACTCACTTACGCCATTGCAAACGGCCCGAGACTGGACGATATTCAGCGTCTTCAAATTCACCTCTATCGTCTCGATACGTTTGCCACCGGTATCCTTTGCTGACAGTATCAAACGATCCGGCCGATTGTAATATCCGAGTTTATACACGCAGTGATGCATAGCCTTGCCTTCTTGATAAAACTGGGTAATACTCTCCAACGGGCAAATGACTATGTTACCATCCGTGATTTTCATTCCGAAAAACTTTTCCATCCGTTCGTAGAAGCCGGCTATATCCTTCATGAGCTTTTCACGCCTACGGATAGCTTCCACACGATCCCTATCCTGTCTCAACTTGGCTTCACGGGCATCTTTCTTTGCCAATAGCCTATCGTGCGCGACCTTCAAGTTCTTAGGACATACATAATGGGCATTACGCAAGTCTTTACCGAAATAAGCCAATAAAGACATATAGTCTTCCCAGAGGGACGCATCCTTGATAATATAATGGTTACGGTTGCAGATATTGAATGATGGCTTATAACGAAGCTGGGAAAAGCCGTTTCTATACATGTGCTTCAGCATGGATATTTGCCCGGTCTTGAGGCATAGTTCCGCGTCATTACCTCCTTTCAAAAGGTCACGTATCAACTTAGACGGGGTTACATCCGGGAACAGTCGATTCAGTCCCCGTTTTTTCAATTCCGGAAGTAATTCTTT